TACAAGAGCATCTATTAAACCTATTACAGGAAATGAAAAGTTTCTTGAAGGTTTAAAAAATACTATATCTCATAAAATTGAGATTAGAGATAGACAAGATTTTACATTAACTCCAGAAGATAGAATTGAATATCAAGGTCGTTATTTTGATATTGAATACATTTTAAACTGGGGTGAAATGAATATTGGATTAACTATCTTAGCAATTGAAAAATTATATAAGGATTAGTTATGGCTAACGCAGACGCAGAATTAAAAAAATTACTAAAAAATTTAAAGAAGCTTCCCGCTAAATTAAATAAAAGTGTAGTTAATCTTGCTGTTAAAGCAGCTGCCAAACCTATTCTAGATAATGCTAAAAGAAATGTTTTAAGTGAATTACCAGATCATTCTCATTCAGAATATGATGAACATAATATGGGTGATTTAGAAGATGCAATTATAGTTAGAAAATTAAGTAAAGGAAAGCAAGCCAGAGAAAATGGTGACAATAAAGATGTTACCACTTATAGAATCGGTATTAAGTTAGATGGTTCTGCTTGGTTTGCTCATTTTATAGAATTTGGAAGTAAATTACATACTGCTCAACCATTTATGGCTCCAGCTTTTGAAAATTCTGCTGGATTAGCAATAGCTGCTATGAAAAATTATATGAAAAAACGATTTGAAAAAGCAGTAAAGAAAGGGCTTGTATAATGATTAATACAGAAAAGTATCTTTATGAAGCATTAAAAACAACTGGGTATAAAATTTATCCTCAGAAATCTCCTCAAAATGAAAAGAATCCAATGGTGATATATAATGTAACATCAGAAGGTTTTGAATATGGAGTAAATTCATTTTTAGATAATGAAGATACAAGATTTCAAATAGACATTTATGCTGAGGGATATGAAGAACTTAAAAATATGCAAATAAACATAATTAGTGCCATTAGAAATATTTCTAAAGGTCAATCTATTGTATTATCATCTGCAGATTCAATAACTGAAGACGGTAGAAGATGTACAATATCAATTAAGATTTGGGCTTACGCTTAATGTCTAAGTATATGAAAGTTTATCAAATAATCTGTTTAAAAGCTTATATTTCTAAAAGAAATAAAAGTAATGGATATTTTGAAAAACATCATATACAACCAAAGTCTTTAAATGGTTTAAACATAGATTCAAATTTATGTTTGTTAACTGCTAAAGAACATTACATAGTTCATTTTTTATTGTATAAACATTTTAAATCAATAGGTGATTTATCATCTATGAATAAAATGGCTTATGCTTGGAATATGATGTGTATGAATAGTTCAGGAAAAAGATATACTTCTTCTACTTTTGAATTAGCTAAGTTAGCTATGATTAAAGCAAAAATTGGTGTTCCTTTATCTCAAGAACATAAACGTAATATTTCAAAAAGTCTTATTGGACATACAGGTTATTTCTTTGGAACTAATTCTGGGTCTTTTGAGAAAGGTAATATACCTTGGAATACAGGTATGAAAATGTCTGAAGAACATTGTAAGAAAATTAGTTATGCTCATAAAGGAAAATTACATTCTAAAGAACATAAAAATAATATTAGCAAAGCTCTTAAAGGTATAAAACACAAAATAGTCGAGTGTCCCCATTGTGGTAAAACTGGTGGAAAACCAGCTATGAAACAATGGCACTTTAACAACTGTAAATTATATAAATAGTTTACATTAACAATAGGCTTTAAGCCGAAAAGGATATAATATGGGAATCAACTCAGGGATGCTTACACAAGGAACAGATTTTAAAATTTCTGTAGATGGAGTATCTTATACTTCAATTGGATGTGTTGAATCTTGGGACTTATCAGTTGCTGATAGACCAGAAATTGATACAACTTGTTTAACTGATACAAGTAAATCATTTAAGTTTGGTCTTAAAGATTCAGGAACTCTAGCAGTAGAAATAATTTATGATATTGATGGACCTGGTCAAGTACTTATGGAAGCTTCTTATGCTTCAGATAGTGCTTACTTTTTTGAAGTTGAATATAGTGATAATGCTGGAACAACAGGTTCAGTTAAATCATTTAAAGGTTTTGTAATTGGTCTAGGTGAAGCTGGTGCTAAAGATGATGTAATTCGTCAATCAGTAAACATTAAAATTTCAGGTGATGTTACAACAGTAGCTCCAACTCCATAATCAATTAAAAGTTAAAAGGGAAAATATGACTTTAAAAGACATTCAGGGGTTCGCTCCTAAAAACGAAAGACAAATCGAAGCATTCGGTGGAACAATCACTATTCGTGATTTAACTATTAAAGAAACAAAAAAAGCTACTTCATTAAAAGATGAAGATATTTTAGCTCAAATGGTTTCGTTTGCTATGGTTGATCCTAAAATGACAGTTGATCAAATTGAAGCATTAGGTATCAAAGCCATTGATGAATTAACAAAAGTAGTTGAAGCATTAAATGGAAGTAAAGATGGAACAGAGTAGAAAATTTCTATTCAAACTTGCTCTTAATCTCGGATACAAAACTGTAGAAGAGCTTGAGAACACAATGACTTATAATGAGTTTTTAGAATGGGTGGAATATTATTCTGAAGAACCATTTATGGCAGATAGAATTGAACTTCAACTTGCTTCCTTAACCGACATTACAGTCAAATCACACACCTCAGCAGAAACAACTCCAGTAGATTTTATGATAACTGTATCTGAAGAACAAAAAGCAAACCAAAGAGCTTTAGAGAAACATAAAAAACTAGTTGAAAAATTGAATGCTTTTGGTACTTAAAAAAGGATAACACGTGGCAGCTAAAATTGGTTCATTAATAATTGATATTAAGGCTAATACCCAACAATTAATTAAAGGTATGAATAAAGCACAATCATCTGTTAAAAAAGCAGTTGGTAATATGAAACAAGCTGTTGCTGGATTAGCATTCGGTGCTGCTTTTGGTAAAGCTATTAAATCTGGATTTAGTTATAATAAAATAATTGAAGAACAAACACAAAGTATTACTGCTTTAATTGCAGCAACTTCTAAACAAGAGGATGCTCAAGGTAAGTCAATTAGTATTACAGAATTATACACTCGAGCAAATGCCGAAGCTGTTGATGTTCTTAAACAACTTGAAGTAATTAACAAAAGTACTCCTCATACATTAGGGCAAACAGCTCAAATTTACAAAACAATGTTACCTTCTTTAAAAGCATTAAATGTTTCTACTGAAGAAGCAGTTACAATTACTAAACAATTATCCATTGCAGCGGGTGCTGGTGGAGTCCAATTTCAAAGTTTACTAGCAGGGGTTGATGGTCTAGCGACTGGTGCCGTTTTAGCAAACTCTGATTTAGGTAGATTTTTATCTACAATTGGTTTAAGTAATAAAGCTTTAAAAGATACAGATGATATTGTAGGATTATTAAACAAACAACTAGGGTCATTCCAGGCTCCAGATACAATGGCAGTTGCTGTTTCTAACTTAGAAAATGCTTGGGGAAAATTAACTGGAACTTTAACAGGTCCAGCATTTGCTATAAGTAAAGATTTAATAAATGATTTATCTGATGCGTTAAATAGTTTCACTAAAGATTTAGAACCTGCTTATATAGTTTTAATTGCTGGTTCAGAAAAAGTAATGGCTATTTTTAAATTAATGGCATTTGTTGTTAGTAACTCTTTTGATATTATAGGTAATGGAATTAAAAAAGGTTTCAATAATATATTATCAGAAGTTCAAGCAACAATGGCTTCATTTGTTTATTCATTAAAAGATTTACCAGTAATTGGTCAAGAGATGAGAGCGTTAGCTGTAGAATTAAATACAACTGCTAATCTTACAAAAGAAAGAGCAAATGTTTCAGGAAAACTTTTAAGAGAAGAAAGACAAGAATATAAAAGATTAAGAGAAGAAGCTTCTAAAACATTAAATGAAAGAATAGTTGGAGTAGATAAATTTATTCAAAAACAAAAAGAATCTGCTAATGTAGCGGCAACTATTGGTAAAGATAATGTTGTTAGTGTTGATCCTAAAATTGCTGAACAAGCAGAAAAAGATCAGATTGCAAGAACAGAAGCAATTATTTCTGCAAAGAAAAGATTACGTGGAGAATTTGAAAGTACAAGAGATGCTTATGATAAAGAAGGTGCTGCACTAAGAAAGTTTAATGAAAATTACGAAAAATTACAATCAAATTTAAGAAATGGAATTATAACTCAGAAAGAGTTTAATTCAACTGTTCTTAATATGGGAACAGCTTATAATCAAGCATTAATTGATAGTGAAAAAGCTACTTCTAAAATGGAACAAAATGTTCAAAAATTAGCTGATTCTATTTCTTCACAATTAGAAGGTGCAATGACTAGAACATTCCGTTCTTGGTTAGATGGAGCTAAAAAGTTCAGTGATATTTTTAAATCACTAATTAAAGATATAGCAGCTGAATTATTTAGAGTTTTAGTAATTAAACAAGCAGTTTCTGGTGTTACAACTTCTTTAGGATATGCTCACGGTGGAGCATTTAGTTCAGGACACGTAACTCCTTACGCAACAGGTGGTGTTGTAAATGGACCAACTACTTTTCCAATGAGTAATGGTAATACAGGATTAATGGGTGAAGCAGGTCCAGAAGCAATTATGCCATTAACTAGAGTTGGTGGTGATTTAGGTGTTAAAGTTAATCAAGCTCCAGTTAATGTTACTGTTAATAATAATGGTAATGATTCAGTTTCTGTTAATCAAACAGAAAATGGAATTGAAGTTTTAATTCAACAAGTAGAAAATGGAATTGCTTCAGGTTTAGTTCGTGGAACATCTCCATTAGGTGCTGCTTTAAATCAAATGAAGGGTCAAGGCCGCCTATAAATAGATAAAGTGAATAAAAAGGGAAAAAATGAAATTCAAATACAAATGTACTAGTAAAGATTGTGTAAACGTTGAGGAACTTGTTGTAATAGATAAGTGTCCTTGTAAAGCATTTAAAGCAGAATACTGTGAACATTGTGGTGCTCGTTTAGATAAGTTTAGTAATACTAAAGATATTCAAAGAGAAGAAGAATTAAAGAAGCAAAGAGCTGAAAGGTTATAAATGATTTCAGATGAACTAAAAACTATTTATTCTAATGAAATGAATTTAAGAAGTTATGATACGTTAATAATCTCTCACAGTTTATTTACTAAAACGTTTTATTTCATTCAGGATAATTTATCTCACGATTTACAATTAGCTGATAACACTCCTAAAACTTTTGAACCATTAGCTTTTTCTGTTGTTCTACCTACTTTAGGTTCATCTCAACAAGATATGACTATTGTTTTAGATAATGTTAATCAACAACTTATTAAAGAGATTAATTTAGCAGCTAAAAGTATTACAGAACCAATTTTAGTTACTCATAATGTTTACATAGATGGATTTCCAACTCCACAAACTTCTGATATTAAATTAAGTTTAAGAAACGTTAAGGTTTTAAAAGGTCAAGTTCAAGGAACAGCTTCAAGTAAAGATACAATTGGTAAAGCATTCTTGACAGAAAAATATGACTCTAGATTTAGAGGTTTATTTGTATGACCCAAGAATTTGAAGATCGTATAAGTGAACTTATTGGAAAACCTTATGATGAAGATAACTTTCATTGTTGGACTTTAGTTGAAACTTTAGTTCCTGGTGCTCCTAGATTAGATGTTCAAGGTGGTGATTTTACTAAAGCCGCTCATCAATTTAAAAAAGAAGTTCCTAAATACATTAATATGTATTCTGAAGTTGTAGAAGATCCACAAAATTTTGACATTGTTTTAGCAGGTAGTAAATTTTTAAATCACGCTGGTGTTTTAATAATTGAAGATGGTAACCCATTAATAATACACAATGATATAAATGGAGTTCACGTAGAACCGTTATATTATTTTAGAAAAAAATATCCACTTATAAAGGTAATGAGATGTCTTTAGAAAAAAGCCAAACATTTATAACATCAGATTTAGTTACTGGTGAAAAAGTATTAATATGTAATGATAAACATTATGATACTCTAATTGAGTTTCTATTAGAAAAGTTTCCTAAGGGTTTTGAAAATCCTTATACAATTTATGTTAATACAGATAAAATTGATTTAGAAAATTATGATGTTCCATTAACAAATAAAGATTTAATTAACATTGTTTATCATCCAGCTGCCGCTGCTGCAGCAATATTTGCTGTTAAAGTTGCTATTGCCTTAGCTATTGGTTATGGAATACAAAAAATGTTTGAAGAAGACATTCCTGAAATGCCTTCATCTCAAGATTATAATCAAACTGAAGCTTCAGCTACGTATAACTTAAATAATTCTCAAAATACAGCTCAAGCTAATCAACCTATTCCTACCACTTATGGATCAGTTAGAACTTATCCAGCATTAATTGAAAAACCTTATTATAGATATGATAATAATGATCAATTTATGTATAGTTTAATGTGTATTGGACAAGGTGATTATACAATTAACGATTTATTTATTGGTGAAACTAATGTTAATACATTAGGTAATAATGTTATTGAATACAAAACACTTAAACCTAGTGAATATGTAGATGAATGTACTTTAAGAAACTTTTTAGGTGATGGTAAATATCATCAAACAGTTTATACATCTCCTGAAGTTCAAAACATTGAAATTGAACCTGGTAATACTCTTTATTCAGAAAGATTAAGATTTGAGGGTGACAAAATTTATTTTTACAAAGGAACAAGTGGTGTTTTTCCAACATTAAATGTTTCTATTGGTGATAAATTTACATTCGTTTTAGGTAATGCTGATCCTCAAGGT